CATTGATAATTGTTCCACCAGTTGCGAAGTCAGGCGCGCAATAAATTTCATTGAAACTTACATCAGGATTTTGAATAATCTTAATTAATGCTTCATTAACTTCGCGTAAGTTAAACTGTGGAACTGATGTGGCCATCGCAACTGCAATACCAGAACAACCATTTACAATATTCCAATAACCAACAGAAGGAAAAACAGAAGGTATCATTTCTGTATCATCATAATTAGAATACCATTGTTCTCCAATAGCATTTTTTTTTAAACCAGCAAAGAAATAATCCGCCATTTCGCCAGCCCGCATCTCAACATAACGCGGAGCCGCGTGACTATCAGGAGAAGATGGATTACCAAAGCTACCTTGAACATCCTCAATAGGATAACGATAAGACCAAGGTCTTGCCGCACGAATGAAAGTGTCATACATAGCAGCATCACCATGAACATAACTTTGATTCATGGCTGCTGCTACGGACTTCTGTGCTTTCTGCATCTTGTCTTTATGAGTTAATTTATTTGTGAATTGAGCATACAGTCCTTGACGCAAACCAATTTTGAGCATATCCCGAACATCGGGAATGGCACGTTCTTGCGCCACGGATGCTCCGTAGGTCAAGAAAGCATTTTCAATTTGTTTTTGAAAGTCAGTTTCGTAAATCAAATTGTTTTCACTTCCTTTTCTTCTTTATTATATTATATCACGATTTTGAGGAGAAGTCAATTGTTTGGTGAATGAACTAAATATTTATCACCCATTATATCTTCTATTGTAAGAGTATTTAAAGACTGATAAGGTATTCTTTTTAATGGAATATTATTTAATAAAGCATATTTATTTTTAATTTCATCACGATAATGAATTTCATTATAACTTTCTTTATCATGGCGCCAGCCAGTTTGATGTTGTTCGCCATCATATTCTAATAGAAAACTATTATTTATATAAAAATCAAAAGATAATTTATACCCCTTCTTAGAGAGACAATCATCATATTTTTTTTGAGTTTCAAAAATAATAGAATTATTATTTAATAAATTTCTAATTAATAATTCTCCTTTAGATATTAAACAACCACAACTTTGCGTTTTGCCAGATATTAAATTGCTACTATCTACTTCACAATATGTTCCACAATCACATAAACATTTCCATATATGGCATTTGTTATATTTTTTAGCACCTAAATCTTCTAGTGCGATTAATTTACCAAAACGTTGATTTTTTAAATCTTTTACTATAACTTGTTTAAGTTGTTCTAGTCTTAAACAACCACACGATTTGGTACTACCGCATTGTAAATCATGAACAGTAGCAAAACATATATTACCGCAATCACAAACACATTTCCATTCTTTGCTTTGCCTGCGTGTTTTACCAGTTGGCTCTATAGCGATAAGTTTATTAAATTTTAATCCTTTGATATCTTTCGAATTACTTTTTGATATTAAACAGCCACAAGAAAGCGAAGTTCCATCTCTAATGGATTGACCGCAAATAGTTTTTATATTACCACATTGACACAAACATTTCCAATATATATTACTATTAATTATATTATGTTCTTTTTTATAATTTTTATCTTCTTCAATAACAGTTAACCGGCTATCTAGAACTCCATGCTCTTTCATAACCCATCCGGTCATATCTATTTTCTTTCCCAAATAAATCACCTATTTAATACAGAAAAATCTACATTATTAAATAAAAATTCTTTACGTTCTTCTACTTTTTCACCCATTAGCATATTTAGCATTTCTCCCGCGGCCTGAATATCTTTTACAGTTAAAACTTCTACTCGTCGTTCTGTTGGGTGAAGCATTGAGCGTTCCATATCGTCGGCCCCGAGCTCACCCAAGCCCTTTGCCCTTGTCATTGTCCATTTCTCGTGGCCTTTACGAATTTTAGCAAGCTCTTCATCGTTATAAGCAAATAGTTTTTGATTACCATTTTCTAACTTATATAACGGAGCTCTTAACCAACAAAGTCTACCTTCTTTAATAAAGTCTGGCATAAGAACATAGAACATTGTAGCAATTAGACACATAATGTTGTAACCATCAGCATCAGCATCAACCGCGATGGCAACCTTACCATAATTTAACTTCTTACTATTATATCGGCCCTGGATACCACAACCAAGAGCCATAATAATATCAGAAACTTCTTGATTTTCAAGACATTCATCAAGTGGATGCTTTAATAGATTCTTGACTTTACCACGCACAGCATATAACGCTTCAGTATTAACATCGCGCGCAGGCATAAGACCGCCAAGTGCGGAATTACCCTCGCAGATAATTAGCATTGAATCTTGACCGTGCTTTTCACAATCCTTGAACTTATCAGAAGAAGTTATTTTTTGCTTTTTATGCTCGTTCTCTTTCTTCTCCATATTTAACACGGCATTACGCGCACGTTCAGCCGCAGCTTCTGCTTTTTCAACTTTCTTTAACATTTCTACAATAGTGTTAAATTCACTATTATATTTCATGTTCATATCTTTTAGAGCAGTTGTAAAAGCAGTTGTTGCTAGCGTTCGGAGCGAAGGATTATTTATTTTGGTCTTAGTCTGATTTGCAAATGAAGGATTTTCTACTTTACAATTAATTACATAAAATAGATTTTTACGAATATATTCACCTTCAAAGTTTTCACCAGATAGGTTATTGAAAGTTTTGGTTATGGCCGCGCGAGCACCAGTAACAGGAGTTCCTAGTTCTGGGCAACGAAGCCCATTTACAAATACATATGGTGTTTCTCGTTTAGTTCCCCATTGAAAAGCAATTTCTACACTATCGGCTCCATCGCTTAATGAAGAAGTAATAATATGTTTTTGTAGGGGATTTTTAACATTTTCTTTTACAAAATCAACAATACCATTTTCTGCGCAATAAGTTTTTATTTCATCTGTATTGTTGTTTGTAATAACAAATTGAATGCCTGGATATAGATATGAAATATCTTTTATATCAGAGCAGATACGCTCAAAAGAATATCCAATTTCTCCATTTGAAAATACTTCTGTGTCCGGTTTAAAACGAATATATGTTCCGTCTAATTCTTTCCTTGCTTCTCCTTCTTTATATGTAATTAAATTACCTTTTTCAAAGTAGGCACACGCGCATTTATGCGCGCGAATACTTTGCACTTCAAACTTTTCAGAGGAAAGACAAACGCAAGAACCACCAATACCATTTAATCCTGATGCATTTTTATATACATCGTGTGAAAATTTACCACCTGTATGAGATTTTGTAAAGATAGAAACAAGAACATTTTCTCCATCTTCACGCATACCAAAAGGAACTCCGCGGCCATAGTCGCGCACAGAGATGCTGTTTTCCTTTTCATCTACAGTAATTTCAATTTTATTACCATAACCTGCGAGGGCTTCATCTGTGCTATTATTTATGATTTCTTTGAAAGCTTGATAGGTGCCTTCAATGTCATCCGACCCCAAATACATTTGAATTCGGGTGCGCACGCCCTCGCGAAAATCAAGACTTTCTATTGAATTAATATCATAAGTTTGATTCACAATATCCCTCCTTTTCTTCACATTTAATTATAACATAAAATAAGAAAAAAGTCAACTATTGGTTGACTTCTTTTCTAACATCCATTGATTAAATTCTTTCGCGCAGTCATCACAAAGTAAAAATTCATCTTTTCTGTCCCAGCTTGGGACTTCATGTGATAGTTTATAAAATGGCTTTTTCTTATGGTCAAACCAAATCCATTCACATCCATATTCTTTAGCCATTGGTTTTTCACATCTATCACAAGTAATAGTTATATCAACAATTCTTCCCATAGCTTTCTCCTTAATAAGGAGTATGTTTAAAAATTTTGGCTCTTCCGCTTCAAAATTAATCTTTCCACTCCATTAAAACTTTTGATTTATATGCTGTATTAATACAATTATCCGCGCGGCAATCTAATTTACATAAACTTTCTACATGCGGACCACTATTTTCAAAATTTTCTTTTGCTTCTTTTAAAGAAATATTTAAATCATCCATATAGTATTGAAGAGTTTCATCTGCTTCTTCTTCCCATTCATAAGTAACTTTAATTTT